TAGTAGCTACACCACCAATACCTGTTGTAGGTATCGCTACGGAACCATTATTATATTTTACTATTCCACCAATAGTGTTATCTTCAAAATCTGTTGTCGTATATAATCCTGAAGAACCAGAACCAATAGCAATTAAACTAGTACCATTATCCACATAAGCTTTATTTTGGTCAGATGCAAATAAAATTGTACCTTGTTTTCTTGTTAATGTATCTAAAGTAGATTTTACACCTTTTGGTAATGTTATTCTTGAACTGTTTGAAGCTGTTGCTCCATCTATATCTTTATTTGTTAATATTTGAGTTGCACTTAAACTTACTAATTGTTCAGATACGTTAGGTAAACTATATGTTCTTGTTGTACCTGTAGAAATTAAACTTAAGTCAAATCTAGCTTGTTTTGTTAAGTCACCAAAATATTGTAATGTAAATGCACTATCACGAATTGATAAAGAACTTAAAGAAAATCCAGAAGTATTTAATGAACCACCAGAAGTAATTTGAACTACATTTCCAACACCATCACGGTAATATATTTCATTATTTAAAACATAAACACATGCTAAGTCATTTGCTGTAGGTGTAAAAGATGATTGGTTATTAAATCTTACAGAACGTAAAGTTGTAGCGTTATTAGATCCAAAAGGTAAGTCTGCGGATATTGTCATACCTGATGGAGTAATTTTAACACCCTTACCAGTACTATGATCATGACTATCAATAGTAGTTAATGCGTTATTTAACAAACTCGCCCATGTTGGACTAGGTGTAGATAATACATCTGGCTCTATTAACGACATATTGGGGGTAGTTGTAGTCATTTAATATCCTTAGAAAAATAATATTGATACTGTTATGGTGGCGTTTGACTTTAGAATAATAGACGATTTTGGTATTGCGTTGGTTGTCGAGCTCTGCCAAACATCCCCAGTCGCATTCTTGTCTACTATAATCCAACCTTTGACAGCTCTTCCTAAGGTGTGGTTAACGATTGTATCAACGCCACTCGTTAGCATTATGCCTGTAAGTAGTGTAGGTGTATTTAATAAAGGGTTTTTTATAATACTATTAAAGATTGCAAGTAATCTTTGATCTAATATTCTTACATTAGGATCATCACTATTTACACTAGAATAAGGAATCATTAATCATATCCTCTAAATGGATATAAAGCTCCTGCATTTATTGATGATTCATCTGTAATGTATTTAGGTGCACCTTGGTCACGATTTCTTAATGCTGTTGTTAATTGATCTAAAACTTCTTGACGTTTAGCACTTATTGCACTAGCGTCAGATTCTTCTTTAATAAGCATAGCAGCAGCAATATATAATGACATATATTCATCACCACCAACTATAACTTGTACTGAATCTGTAAATGCAGAAACAACTGTAGGATTAGGTGTATACCATAATTGTACAGTTGCTGCAAGTGAAGGTATTGGAAGGAATCTAATGTTAGATCCAGCAATTAAATATTTAAATACTTGACCATATGGAGAGTTACTAAATGCTAAACCACTTCTAAATTTATTTCTTTCTGCAAACATAAAAGGACGCAATGTTAAGTATCTACCACTTAATGCATCAACTTGTAAATCTACACCATCTAATTTATAAAAATCAGCAGGTAAAGAATATGAATCAGTACCACCTACAATTGATATAGTTGAATTAGTACTAAAATAATGTTCATTGGTTTGAACTATTTGATTGTATAAATCACGATAAGCTAAATTCACATATCTTATCAACTCAGTTCCAGCAGTACCAGATTGGTCAACAAACTGTGAGTTACGCATATCAGCTAAATCTATCGCAGAATCTACAATAGTTTGAACTGTGATAAGCATATATTACCCTTGCATACTGTTAGAACGTTTATTTAATTGATCTTCATCTTTTGCTACATCAGAATTATCTGATTTCATTTTAAGTAATGGGTGCATTACTTTTTTTAACATTTCACGATCGTCTTTATCTACGGCAACTTTAATATGGCCCCACATATAATCGTCAATGTCTGTTAATTGTTCTTTAATATCAGCTCGGTGAATGCTATTAGGTGCTTCACTTAACATTTTCTTTTGTGCTGGTTCATTTAATTTTTGAGCAGCTATTATACGGCCACTTATCATACTTGGCATATTATTTACTTTCGTAGATTGCTATAGCTTTTTTAAGTACTTCAATAACTTCATTACGTGCAGCAATTTCTATAGCTTTTTGTTCTTCAATAGCAGCAGCAATAGCCGCTTGTTCAGCAGCAATAATTGCTTGTTTTTTTGCTTCAGCTTTTTGTTCTATTTTAACTATCCAAGCTTGAATAGCTATAATAATTCTTTGTAATAATTTAATCATGGTATATTCTTTATTATATTAATTATGTTGTTTGTTAGTTGTTATATAACAAACAACATAAAAGTTATACAGTAGCGTTTTTTAAGATAATTTCTACTAATAAAACATCACCACTGTTTGGGTCAACAGCAGTACCAGCAGCAGCTAAACATTGAATAGTTACAGCAGGTGCGGAAGCAGTTGTTACAGCATCAACAGAAATTTGAGTAGAAACAACAGTAGAAATTGTAGAGTTAAGAACGTTTGCAGATACCATTAAAATTCTTTTGTAAGTATCTAAGTTTGTTTGAGTGGAACCAGTTGCTCCAAAAGTAATAACATATTTACCAGCAGAAGAACGAGAAACAGAAGCAATACCTTTATTAGGGTTGCTTAAAGTAGTATCACCTAATACAGAAAATGTATTAAGAGTTGGTGCTCCAGTTGCTCCAATAGAAATCTGTGCGTATAAACGAACAATCCCTTTTTCTAATTGGTAGGAATATTGGTTGAATTCTCTATTAGCCATTTGTGAAATTTACCTATTTAAATTGGTTTTAAGAGCTTTTCACACCACCATGGCATGTTTAGTCTTTAAACCTAAGAAGTGGGGCTTAAAATCAATTTAAACCCCTAAATTTTTGATTCTACTGAATCAACCAACATTAAGCTGGTAACAATACTCTTGCATTGAATCCAGGTGCACGGCAGCTAAGCTGAGCATAGGAGAAACAACGAACTAGTAAAGAGTCAGAAGCAGAGTCACGAATCATAGTTAATCCGTCAGCATTAAACAAACGAACAGCTTCACCAAGTGATTTAAGTTTCCATACATCCATTTGTAATAAGAAACCAACACCAACTGGACAGTTTTGGTCAGGAATAACTTTAATAACAGTATTAGCACCGTTAATCATAATTCCAGTAAATCCAACTACAACTTCAGCTTCGCTAACATTAACGTCAACGTATTGAACTTTAGAACCAAGTGCTTTAACAAGGTTACGGTAGTCTTTAAAGCTAATGAATGCCATGTCAGGACGTCCACCTTCACGAGCAACTAATCCAGCAGCATCAATTAATGCTTCTTCAATAGTTTGAGCGGAACCATCATATTTAATACCAGCAAGACGAACTTTATCAGCAGTACGGTCAATGTTAAAAAACAATGTAGAAGTAGCGTCAGTACCAGCTAACCATGCTTGTAATCCAGAGATTGCAGCGTTAACGTCACCAGCAGATTGATAAATAAAGTCAGAAGCAGCAAGAGTAGCTACAACAGTTGTACCAGCAGTAGCAGTACCACCGTAAGTAGCAGAAATTGAGAAAGTACCAGCAGCACGGTCAATATTAACTATAAAAGCTGTACCAGATTTAGCAGCTCCACCATCAGTTGCGGAGAATGCAATGGATTGACCAATTTCTAAGTTAGTTGACATTTCAGGGTTTAACAAAGTTAAAGTTGTACCAGCAACAGAACCAGAAGATAACTGAGCAACAGTACCTGTACCAGAACGGTATAATTGGATAGAAATAGAACGAGTAAGAGCAAGTAAAGCTTGGTCTATTTCAAATCTAACAGCTTTAATAAATGCACCTTTGTCGCTATCAGAAGCTTCAAGAGTTTCATTAGCAATTGCTGCCATTGAATAGTTTTGTTTACGAGTTAATAAGAAAGCTTTTAACTGTGAGGAAGTAGTACTTACGTTTGCACTAGCAAAAGTGTTCGAACGGTTTTGTGGAGTACCGATGATGATTGGCTCTTTGGAAGAGTCACCATAAAAAGTTTCGTCTTTAGCAATTAAAGCAAATAAAGGGTTATTTTTGTATACTAAGTTTTTGATTGCATCTGCTGGGTAAAGAGTTTTTAACGCAGCGGCAAACTGGGTTTGGTCTAAAGCCATTGTAATGGACACCTTTTGTGATTGTGGCAATACATCAGATTGGTTACTATGTAAGGGCACTTTAAGTTTATAAAACGGTTTGTTTTGCCTGCTTCGTAAACTAATCACATTAAGGCAGTGATAGTATTAAAACCCATTCGACGGGCTAATTATAATGTTAAGCATTTTAACTATATGTACTATTAAACTGATACACTTTTATATTTTTATATTCTTCTTATTATAATATTTATTATTATTAATAATAATAATAATAATAAAATATATAATATAATAAAGAAATAGAAGGGGGTCATTAGAGGTAATGTTTTTTAAGGTATAAAAAAAAAGTCCACGGACCCCATTTCTGAGAGTTACCGTGGAACTGTAATCTATAGCATAAT